TCTCCCGCGAGTTCCTTGACTCCCCTGTCTTCCCACACCACCAGTCATGGATCGATGTACTTGAGGGCCGCCCGCCCTCTTGGCTCCACCCCTCGATGACCTATGAGGCTGCTAGCCCTAAGCGCCTGCTCATCAACGTCCCACCTGAACACGCTAAGTCCACCGTCATCACGGTCAACTACTGCGTCTATCGGATAGCCATGAATCCGAACGTTAAGATTACGATTGTCTCTAAGACTCAGGAACGCGCTAAGGAGTATCTCTACTCAATCAAGCAGCGCCTCTCCCATGAACGCTGGGCCAAGATGCAAGCCATCTATGGAAGCGCTGGGGGATGGAAGGAAGATGCCGACTCTTGGAAGGCTGACCGAATCTACATTGCCCGAGACTCGACTGAGAAGGATCCCACCGTACAGGCACTTGGTATTGGTGGCCAGATTACGGGTGCTCGTTCAGATTTGATTATCTTGGATGACGTTGTGACTACTAGCAACGCTCATGAATGGGAGAAGCAACTCCTCTGGCTACAGAGGGATGTCGTCACCCGTCTTGGTGACATAGGTAAGTTGCTCATAGTGGGGACTCGTATTGCTCCCAATGACCTATACCGGGAGATAAGAAACCCAGACCATTGGACTGGCGGCAAGACCCCTTTCACCTACTTCGCTATGCCTGCGGTTCTGGATTACTATGATGACCCGGAGGACTGGGAGACCTTGTGGCCTAAGAGCCACATACCATGGGAGGGTTCGGATGAGGATGTACTTCCAGATGAAAACGGTCTGTATCCTAAGTGGGACGGTCCGGCGTTATTTCGACGTCGATCTGAAGTTAGCCCCTCAGCATGGGCGCTGGTCTACCAACAGGAAGATGTACAGCAAGACTCAATATTTCCCCCTGTCTGCGTACAGGGCTCAATAAACCGAGCACGTAAGCGTGGCACTCTAAAGCCCGGTGCTGTAGGACACCCACGCGAGCACGGCAACTGGTACACCATTATGGGGCTAGACCCTGCGATGAGTGGCAACACCGCAGCCGTGATGATGACCGTAGACCGGAATACCCGAATGCGGTATGTGCTTGATGTTGAGAATATGAAAGACCCCACCCCACAGAAGATTCAGCAATTGATTGAGGATTGGGTGGTCAAGTACCGCCCCCAAGAGTTGCGTATTGAGATCAATGCCCACCAGAAGGCTTACGCCTTGGACGATAATCTGCGCACTTACCTAGCCACCAACGGCGTTAGGTTCTCCAGCCAGTTCACGGGCAAGAACAAATGGGATACTGCTTTCGGTGTTGCGGCTATGTCTGGTCTATTTGGGACCATGCGTAACGGGCAGCACAATGATGACAACCTGATTGAGTTGCCATCACAGGATGCTGCTGAGGGTATTAAGGCTCTTATCCAGCAATTGATTACTTGGACACCTGAGACTAAGGGTAAGACCGACTGCGTTATGGCTCTATGGTTCTGCGAACTGCGGGCTAGAGAGATCATAGGCACGGGTCAAATGACTCAGACCCACATACCAAACAGATGGGCTACACGTAAGCAACTCAATAATCGCTTCACTATGAACGTGAACGATTACGAAATGTCAATGTACGAATAGGAAACTAATAGTGGATATTAATACGATTGCGCGGAAGGTAGATGCGCTTAAGCAGCGCAATGCTGCCCGTGATGCCCGGATGCAAGACGTCCTTGCTGTCCGTAAGGGTGAGATCGCGCAAATCTACCCTGACATGTTTCCTGAGGGCATTGATAAGTCGATGGTTGCTAACTTCGTCGATGTCGCGGCACGTGACTTGGCCGAGGTTCTGGCCCCACTTCCATCCTTTAATTGCTCCACCACCAACGTGGTCAATGACCGCGCTAGAGCATTTGCTGACAAGCGCAGCATGATTGCCAACAACTACGTCTACAACTCACGCCTACAATCCCAGATGTACTGGGGAGCCGACTGGTATTTCTCCTATGGCTTCCTACCAATCCACGTCGAGGCTGATTTCGAGTCTGGTCTTCCACGTATCCGTGTCGAGGACCCAATGGGTGCTTACCCAGAGTTCGACAGATTTGGACGTTGCGTCTCATACGCTAAGCGGTACTTCAAGAGCGCCGCAGAACTAGCGGCTGAGTACCCAGAGTTTGCCTACAAGTTGCTTGAGAATGAGTCTCAGAGTCTTGTTGAGATGATTCGCTACACCGATAAGGATGTAACAGTTCTTTATCTTCCATCACGTGGCAACCTAATATTGAACGTGGCACAGAATCCGCTAGGCAAGATGCTTGTCAGCGTAGCACGTCGTCCCGGAATTGACGATGAGTCACGTGGTCAGTTCGACGATGTCATATATGTACAACTTGCTAGGGCTCGTTTTGCTAACTTAGCCATGGAGGCTGCCGAGAAGTCCATCCAAGCGCCACTAGTCGTACCTACAGACGTTGTAGACATGGCGATGGGTCCAGATGCGATTATCCGTACTGCCACACCAAATGGTGTTGGCCGAGTACGACTAGATGTACCACCGGCTGCTTTCCAAGAGCAGGCAGCATTACAGTCAGAATTGCGCCTAGGCGCTCGCTATCCAGAGGGTAGAACGGGAACCATAGACGCGAGTATCATCACAGGTCAGGGTGTGCAAGCGTTGCTTGGTGCATTCGACTCTCAGATCAAGGCTGGTCAGACCATTCTTGCTGAGTCATTTGAAGATGTGATTGAACTATGTTTCGAAATGGACCAAGTCCTTTTCGATAAGGAAAAGAGTGTCAAGGGAGTCGCGCAGGGTACTCCGTACGAGTTAAAGTACAAACCATCCAAAGACATTAAGGGCGATACTTCTGTTGAAGTACGCTACGGATTAATGGCTGGATTAGACCCATCACGCGCCTTGATTTTCTCTTTACAAGCCCTCGGTGCTGATTTAGTATCAAAGGACTTCATTCGTCGTGAACTACCGTGGAGCGTTAACGTCACGCTAGAGGAACAACGCATCGAGATTGAGAAGATGCGAGATAATCTTGCTGCTGCCATTATGGCAAGCGCTCAGGCAATCCCTGCTATGGCTGCTCAGGGTCAAGACCCTTCGCCAATGATTCAGAAGATTGCTGATGTTATCGATAGACGACGCAAAGGGGACAGTATAGAGGCTGCTGCATTGGCGGTTTTCCAACCGGAGCAAATGCAGCCAGAGATGACACCACCGGGTCAACAGGCTCCGGTAGAGCAGGCTCCCCCGTCCCCAGCCGTTCCCGGACAACCTGCCGGTGGTGTCCCTCCAATGGGTGGTGGAGTACCAGATTTGGCAACAATTCTTTCTGGTCTAGGAGGATAATGTGCCTGCTAAGAAGCCAGTTAAGAAGAAACCAAAGAAGATTGCGCGTAATCGCAAAACCACTAAAGACCTTGTCCTAACCAAGTTAGATTTCTGGGCAATCGCAGCAAAAGAAGTATTTGATGCATGTCGCAGAGCGGGCATGGACGAGGCAACAGCCTTAGCATTTGCTATGGATAGGTCAAGTTATCCTGATTGGATAGTTGATCCAGCAGATCCAATTAAGAATCCGTTAGACGATTTTGACGAAGATGAGGATTAAATATGGCAGAAGGTATGAGAGTGTCGGGAGTTGGCGCAAAGGCCAAGCGTACTGATCTAGATAGAGCCAGAAAAATCCAACGCGAAGCCAAGATTCAGAACGCATCTGGCGGAGGATATGGACAACGAGCAGAACTAACTTCACTTGCTAGTGGTGCGCCTATGCCTCAAGGACCAAAGGCAGCCCCGGTTCCACAGTTAGCACCACGACAGGCCATGCCACCTATCCCTTCTGTTGGTATTTTTGAGCCTACGCAACGTCCTGATGAGCCTATTACCGCTGGCGCGGCTGGTGGCGTAGGTCCGGGACCTGAAGTATTGCAGACTCCAGTAACTGCACCTAACCAACTTGCTGTGCTTGCCCGTGCAATGTTTGCTGCTAATCCAACCCCTCAACTTCGTAGGCTTGTAGAAGCCTTTATGCAAGAAGGGCAATAATGCCAAAATTAGGCAGCGAGTGGAATAAGTACCAGTATACGAGCCTATTTGATACTACAACTACTAATCGTGTACTTGCCAACTCCGTAGATACGCAGTTGCAGGGGCTTGATCCAAACATCTCGGCCAACTTTAACTCTCTGCTTACTAAGTTTCCTAACCAGAGTAAAGACTTTTTGTTAAGTGCTGCTAAACTTGGACTCAATGCGAACAGCCAAGGCATAGAAAAACTAGCCTCTGTTGACGGTATCTCACAACTAAAGCAAGATTTAGCCAATGTAGACAACCTTAAGTCGATGGCAAAAGAGGATAAGGGTGTTCTTCAGTCCATCAAAG